TGTAATTCATTTCTATAATCCGAATACTGAATGTAAGTATAGCCGTGAGATTGTCTATGCCATGCCGAATGTCAACGGCAAGTTCGCTTTGGTCCACGGCAAACTTTGTGGCGAAAAATGGCATATCGTGGAGTTGATGTTGAGGGAAACTACCTCAACCGATGAAATTGCAGAGATCCTTGTCAATGCCAAGAGTCCTCAGACCATCATCGAATGTGCGCCGGCATATTTCCGTTTTGTACGCGATTTGCGTAAAAAGATACCCAACGTCCGGGCGATGAACGAGGTTGCCGATTTAGATCGCCGCATAGCCGCCACCTCGGACTTTGTGAAGAACCATCTGCTGTTCAATGAGGCGAGATTGAATGATGATATTGAGTATTCATTGTTCATGACAAATCTTTTCGATTACAACCGAACCACAGGCGAAAGTATAGAGGCAAGCACGGTGTTAAGTGGCTTTATTCAATTCGTTGTGAAATTCAGTTTTGAGAACAAAAGCATCACAACTGCCGATAACATAGTGAGTTAGGCCACAAAATTAGCACTTGTAAAAAATCGGTTTTTTCGCAATTCGGCGCAACCGATTGTATTTGTGCTTTTCTTTGCGACAAAAGGACAAAGCATGAATCTCTTACAGCGATTATTCAGCACAAAAGAAAAGACGGAAAGTCTGATTGTTCGTGAAGAATTAATACCACAAACGAACAATCAGAGCAGCCATAGTGCAGTCGTTGTCGATGCGTGGAGATACCAGCAGATCTTGTCAATGCTCGATGGTCTTGTTCATCCGTCAGTTGTCGGCAACAACTTTATTCAGTTATACAAGACTATTCCGGAAGTGTTCTGGCCGATTGATTACATAGCCAAGCGTATTTCTGAGGCTCATTTTGATTTGAAACGAATAAAAGATGACAGTATCGTGTGGTGTAACCGCCTCGGTGCTGACGCAATTCTCAAACAGCCGAACCCGATTATGACTTGGCGCGAAATCGTGTATCAGCATTTCGTCTATAAATTGGCCACAGGAAATGCTTTTTTTCGTGCGGCTATGCCTGAAAATATCACAGCCGATGCTATAAAGTTTCAATGGTGTTCAAACTATTGGAGCCTACCGGCACATTTGATTCAAGTCAAACCGATGGAGTATAGTTATGGCGTGCCTATGTTTGGCATAGCCAAGATTGAAGAACTGATAAAAGGTTATACTCTTGACCTCGGCGCATATTCCGGCCTTACCATTCCCTATTATCAGGTATGGCATGATCGCGATGGAATCCCCGAATTGATTAAAGGCACAGGCTATCTCAAAGCCGATAGCCGTTTACTTTCAGTAAAGAAACCGATAGCAAATCTTATCGCGGTGTATGAGGCTCGTAACGTGATTTATCTTAAACGTGGAGCCCTCGGCTTTATCGTAGCGCAAAAAGAGGATCCAACCGGTACCGTCGCTCTTGAGCCAGACGAGAAAGATGAACTACGTCGGCAAGTAGAAAGCAAATATGGTGTCGGCGAAGGCAAATCTCCCTGGGCGATTACTGACATTCCCGTGAATTTCGTCAGAACAAACCTCTCGATTTCTGAATTGCAGCCATTCGATGAGACGCTTGAAGATGCAATAAAGATAGCGTCTGTGTTTGGCATTCCGTCTGTGCTGGTGCCACGCAAAGACCAATCCACATTCAGCAATCAGGACACAGCAGAAAAGAGTGTCTATACTTCGGTAATCATACCGGCGGCTAAACGGTTCTGCGAAGCTCTGACAACATTTCTTGGCCTTGAACAGAAAGGTCTATATATTGACTGTGATTTCAGTGATGTAGCTTGTTTGCAAATCGGGCTTAAAGAGAGTGAGGAAGTTAAGAAACTCGTTAACGAGCGTTGTCTCTCACAGTTCAATAACGGTCTTATATCCGTCAACGACTGGCGCTCACAAATTCATGAAGATGCTCTTGATGGTGACATCTTCGATAAAACCAAGTTTGAGATGACTCCGGAAGAAATTGCAAAAGTTGACAGCGTAATAAAGGCACAAGCCTCACCGATTCAGATTAACACCGGACAGCCCGGTGAAAAGAATCCCGACAACAATAATCAACCCAATAATAACCCCTCGAAAGGAGAAAGCAATGAAAGAACAGATGATTAACCTCCAGTATGAGACAAAAGCGCTGGATGTATCAGAGAAAGGTATCGTCACCGTAGGAGTGAACGGTATAGGCATCGAGGACGCACAGCACGACATCTCAATGCCCGGCTCATTCGCGGACACTCTCCGCGATGACATCAAGAAAATGCGATGGTATCTTAACCATGACACGCGCCAGCTTTTAGGCGTGCCCCTGTCTGGAGAGGAAAAAGACAACAACCTAATCATGACTGGGCAACTCAATCTCAAAAAGCAAATCGGCCGTGACATTCTGGAAGATTATAAGCTCTTCCGTGATGCAGGACGTACCCTTGAACACTCTATCGGCGTCAAGGCTCTTGCTCGCGATGAAGAAGACCGTCGCAAAGTTTTGAAGTGGCGTATGCTCGAATATTCCACATTGACCGGTTGGGGCGCAAATCCTCAAACGTTCCTCGTAGGACTGAAGAGCGCCACTGAGGACCAAATCAGAGATGCCGTTGAACTTATCCGCATGGCGTTCAAGCAACACGGATATTCAGACGAGCGACTTAAAAACTACGATATGGAACTCAACCTGCTACTCAAATCCCTTAGCGGTGGACTGGTTGTAACGTGTCCGTGTTGCGGTCATCAGTTCGACTACGATCACGAGCCTGAACACACATTCTCGCAAGAGGTGCAGGATGCGGCAGCCGAGTTCGTGTCAGCTGTAGCCCGCAATGAAGCACGGCGACAGATGGAACAGTACCGCCCCGAAATTCAGTCTGCCGTTTCATCTATTATTGACGGTATGGCTGCAACAAAGAAAGAAGTAACCACAAAGAGCATCGTTGATGCTTTCTCCTACGTGCGTTGCCCTAACTGCTGGTCTCGCGTTTACCGGACCAATAGCGTTCTTGTTTCTGAATCTTCTGAAACTAAGGAGAAGAAGCCCGAAGATGAAGAAAACAAGAACCCTGCTTCCGAGAATAAACCCGATGAAGAAGAGAAGAAACCAGTAGGAAAGAAAGAAGAATCAAAAAAGAAATCGGCAGATGAACCGATTCCATCAGCGTCATTTTGGGCGACTCTCAATGCGGCTACAAAAAAATAACTATTCACCATTTAATTTCATAGTGCATTATGGCAAAATTAACAACAAAAGAAGTAGAGGAGATTTTCGGTATCAAGACTGCCGGACTCCCTGACGAACAAAAGACGTTTGTTAACGCCCTCATCGGTGCTTTCACCGATACAATCAACAAGTCCCTTACGGACATTCCCGACACTGCCGCTCTGAAAGAGGCTCTCAAGCCGTTCCAGTCAGCCGATGGTATCACTCTTGATTCTCTATCCAAAGGGAACGCAGAACTTGTTAAGCAGGTAAAAAGCCTGTCTGATGCTCTTGACAAGATGAAGAAACGAGGCATAGGTCTCGATTTCATCAGCAAATTCAACGAGCGTTTCGATGAGATGTACGACTCTCCGAAGTTTCAGGACTTCATCAACGACCGTGAAAAGAGCTCAGGATCCTTTGCGTTCAAGGACATTTCCATGACAAACAACTACATCGGCACTCAACTTATAACACAACAGAGCGACCGTGTAGTAACACAGGCCACCGATAAGAAACTCCATGTACGCGACTTTGCCACTGTTCTCCCCGGCGACCCAGAGTACCCCATCTTTGCGTTCCAACAGATTGAACACGTTGACCGCAACGCCCGCTACGTTCCCGAAAATGGAATGCTACCCGAATCGAGCCTCAAAATCACCGAAAAGTCGGCTCAGGTGTCGCGTGTCGGTCATCACTTCAAACTTTCCAAACGTGCGCTCAAGTGCCGGACCTATCTCCGTGGCTTCGTCATGAACTGCCTGATCTCCGGTGTGCGTGATGCCGAAGATTTCCAGATTCTCTTTGGCGACGGATCTGGCGACAACCTCACCGGTATCACACGTTATAAAGGTGTAATGCCTGTGGAAGCCATTATTGCCGATTCTATTTTCAGCGTTGCCGCCGGTGGTGTCCTCTCACTTGAGAAGCTGGAGAACGGCGTAATGCTTGAGCTCAAAGAGCCCAACGACATGCTCATTGAAGGGCTAAAAGTTGTGATTGCCGGAGCCGCCACCAATACCAAAGTCAACGGTACATTTGATGTTGTCAAAGCCGCTGACCGCCTCATCTTCCTTGAGGGAGTGACTGTTGACGACAAAGCAAAACTTGCCGATGATGCCGCTCTGCTCTCACTTACATTCAAAAACGGTGCCTACAAGAGCATTGAATCGCCCAATAGTATCGACGCTCTTGAAACTGCAATATCTGTAATGACCTACGCCCAGTTCTCGCCGACGGTACTTGTTCTTAACCCCATTACCATCAACGCTATCCGTTGCGAGAAAGCAACCGACGGCAACCGTTTGGAAGTAGTCAAGGACATCAACGGCAACCCTGTAATCGGTGGATTGCGCGTCGTTCCTTACACCGGAATGCCTGTCGGAAAATACTTCCTGGGGGATATGCAGCGCGGTGCGCAGATCATCGACTATACTCCGCTTACTGCTGAGTGGGCTGACGATGTAAACACCAAGCTCAAAAATCAGGTTGTACTCCTTGCTCAAGCTGAAGAGATTGTCCCTGTATTCTGCCCATGGGCATTTGCCTACGGCTCAATCAAAGCGCTCAAAACAGCAATCTCAATGGATTAAGCCCATGAAAGCGTATATCTTGAAAGGCGACCCGAAAGAAGTTGACAAGGTACTCCGCGAAAACCGTATCCGTATCAACCGTGGTGTGATAGAGATCACCCCGGTTGAGCCGGACGCGGCTCTCGATGAAGCCTGCATAGAAACTCTTAAAGAGAGCCATAAAGCAAGCGAAGAAGAATGTCGGCGTATGACTGTGGCCCAGTATGAACTCGCAGAGCTGACCGGTCTTGTTGCGTCAATAGCCGTTGAGGGTGGCCAGACCATTCCCGAAGACATCACCGCCCGTCTTGCCGAGTTCGGTATCATCGTTCCCAAAATAGATGAAACCATTCCCAATGTCACCGAAACAGTAGAAAATGCCGGTGAAAATGTTCCCGAAGCCGTTCCCAACAATCTCGATTCCGAGGAAGATAGCAAGAATGTCGAAGTCGAAGACATGACAGAGGTAAACCTCGATGATGTCAAAGATGCCTCCGAGGTAGATACCAAAGAGATTCCGGCCCCGACTCCCAAGAAATCCCGGTCAAAAAAATCAGAGTAAGCGATGCTGATAGACTGCTCATATTTCATTGACGGCCCGCGTCACATACAGAACGCTACCCTCGGCAAGATGCCTAATCCCAACGCGGAAGAGGTCAACGCCGCTATCAAGGCTTATATCCGTATGTTTCAAAGGCCGTTTCTCAAATGCGTTCTTGGCGCTCAATGTGCCGAAGCCATATCCTCATATCTTGTACTCATAGAGAATGGTGAGAACGAGGAACGTGATGTGGCTCTTGACATGGTTATCGAGCAACTTAGAGAGCCGTTTGCAAACTATGTGTTCTACAAGATCCTGCGCGATGCCAACAGTCAGGCAACTATGACCGGACTTGTGCGCCTCAAATGTGCTAACGATTATGTTGCACCCATTCACCGTCAGGTATCAACGTGGAACGACATGGTAGATATGTTAGCAGATTTCTCAGCGTGGAGCAAGTCATCTGACTGTCACGTTCCCGGCATTACTACCGATTCAAACTACCTTACTAAAATCAACGTCATCAATCTATGAATCGTAGCCGCGAAATAATAGAGATTTTCCGTGATGTGGTAAAGGCAACCGCACTTGATTGCAATATCATTGTTACACACTACCATAGCGGTGAGAGTGAAGAAATCTCCTGTCCGGAGATTAACTATACATTCGGCAGTTCGCGGTATGTCAAAGATAAACTCGATGAATTGAGCAAAACGCCCAAAGGCAATGAAAAGAAATTTCCTCTTATCGCCTTATTCTGCC